AAAACATATAGAGATGAAGTTCACAAAATAAAAGAAACTTCAACTGGTGCATCGAAAGCAATTAAAAAAGATGATAGTTTTAACCCACCTAAAGATTCAAGATCAAGATTTGAAAAATCATCAAGAACTATTGAGGTTATATATGAAGGTGCAAAAATAATTGGTACTAGAAAATTATTAAAGTGGCAATTAGCTGAAAATATGACAAGACCAAAGTCAAACACAGTTAAAGCACAATTTAGTTATAATATAGTAGCACCTAGAATGTACAAAGGTAGAGTTGAGTCACTTGTAAGTAGAATGACAACATTTGCTGATATGATTCAATTAACTCATTTAAAATTACAGCAAGTGCTATCAAGAATGGTGCCAGATGGTGTTTATTTAGATGCGGATGGTATTGCTGAAATAGATTTAGGTAATGGCACAAATTATAATGCGCAAGAAGCATTGAATATGTATTTTCAAACAGGTTCTGTTATTGGTAGATCAATGACACAAGATGGTGAATTTAACAATGGTAAAGTTCCAGTACAAGAATTACAGTCATCAGGCTCTAATGCAAAAATATCTAGTTTAATTAATTCATATAATTATTATTTACAAATGATAAGAGATGTGACTGGATTAAATGAAGCAAGAGATGGTTCTACGCCAGATAAAAACGCATTAGTAGGATTACAAAAAATTGCAGCTGCAAATTCAAACACAGCAACAAGACATATATTACAAGGTGGATTATATCTTACTTTAAAAACAGCTGAAGCAATATCGCTTAGAATATCAGATGTATTAGAATACAGCCCAACGCGTAAATCATTTATACAGGCTATAGGTAAATCAAATGTAGGTGCTTTAGAAGAAATGAAAAAATTACAGTTACACGATTTTGGTATATTTTTAGAATTAGCACCTGATGAAGAAGAAAAACAATTACTTGAAAATAATATACAAGTATCTTTACAAAAAGAACAAATAAATTTAGAAGATGCAATTGATATTAGAGAAATAAGAAATTTAAAACTTGCTAATCAATTATTAAAATTAAGAAGAAAACAAAAATTTGAGCAAGATAGAGCACTGCAGCAAGAAAATATTCAAATGCAAACTCAGTCTAATGCGCAAGCGGCACAAGCAGCAGCACAAGCAGACGCTCAAAAACAACAAGCTATAACACAAAGTAAAGCTCAATTAGCCCAAATACAATCTCAGCTTGACACACAAAAATTAGAAAAAGAAGCTGAAATAAAAATGATGTTAATGCAAAAAGAGTTTGAAATGAATATGCAGCTTAAAGACGCTGATTTAAATGTAATTAAAGATAGAGAGAAGTTTAAAGAAGATAGGAAAGATGAAAGAACAAAAATACAAGCTTCTCAACAATCTGAATTAATAGATCAAAGAAAAAATAATAAACCACCTAAAAAGTTTGAATCAGCCGGATTTGATAATTTAGGAGGATTTGGCTTAGAGCAGTTTGAGCCTAAATAAACAACTGCAAAACATTTTTATAATATTTTATCATGGAAGAAAACAAAGACGTCGTAGTTGACGAAACACCAACTGCTGCAGAAAAGGAAGAAAAAGTACTTGAAGCAGCGGGGCAAGATACGGGTAAAACCGAAGATGGTATGTATAAAGTGGATTTAAGTAAACCACTAAAAACAGAAACAGATGCCGTTCAAGAACAAAGCACAGATGAAAGCGTGTTACGCGGAAGCGGCACGGATGAAAAAACAGGGGAAGAAACCGAAGTGGAATTGCAAGAAGTACAGCAAGAAGAAAATCAAATAACTTTAGAAGAAGTAATTGAAAAAGAAACTAAGGAAGAACCCAAGCAAGAAGTACAGGAGCTACAAGAACAAGTAGAAGAAGCTGTACAAACCTCACAAGATACAGGAATAGAATTACCAGAAAACATTCAAAAAGTTGTAGACTTTATTAATGAGACTGGTGGAACGTTAGAAGATTATGTGAAAATTAATCAAGATTATTCTAACATTGATGATTCAACTCTTTTATATCAATACTATAATCAAACAAAATCACATCTTACAAAAGATGAAATTGATTTTTTAATTGAAGATAATTTTAATGTTGATGAAGAGATTGATGATCCAAGAGATATTAAGCGTAAAAAACTCGCTTATAAAGAAGAAATTGCAAAAGCCAAAAGCTATTTGGAAGGATTAAAGGACCAATACTACGAAGAAGTCAAGTTGGGTTCTAAGTTAACCGATGATCAGCAAAAAGCAATTGAGTTTTTCAATACTTACAACTCTGAACAATCAGAACAGCAAAAGCTGCAAGAGAAGCAGACTGAACATTTTAATAATGAATCTAAAAAAATATTTACCGATGAATTCAAAGGTTTTGAATTTAACGTGGGTGATAAAAAGTATAGATATAATGTTAAAGATGCAAAGGAAGTCCAAAATAGACAAGCAAACATATTAAACGTATTAGATAAGTATATCGGTAAAGATAATATGTTACAAGATGCTAAAGGCTATCATAAGGCTCTTTTCGTTGCAGACAATGCAGATGCAATTGCAAATCATTTTTACGAGCAAGGTAAAGCTGATGCTATAAAACAGTTAGATGCTGAATCCAAAAATATAAATATGGATCCACGTAAAACTGGCACAGTTGAAACCGGAGGAATAAAAATAAGAGCAATTTCTGGCGATGATAGTTCAAAGTTAAAAATTAAACTTAGAAAATAACTTTAAAAAAATAAATAAAAATGGCAGTAAATCCAACTCCGGGTGGGAATTTAAACGCAGTTCCTGCTCCGGTTAAACAAACATTAGCGACAAATTACTTATCTTTTACAGGTGGTAATAACGATTGGTCGCAGCAATACTTACCAGATTTATACGAAGCAGAAGTTGAAAGATATGGAGACAGATCTATCGCTAGCTTCTTAAGAATGGTAGGTGCAGAAATGCCTATGACTTCTGATCAAATAATTTGGTCTGAGCAAGGTAGATTACATTTGGCTTATACAGGTAAACTTACTATCGCAACAGGTGCAGTTGCAGAAATTGATGGTAACGCTAATAATACTCACGCAATAAGAGTAGGTCAAACAGTAAAATTAAAAGGTAGAACTTCAAACAAAGTTGATACAGCATACGTATCAGCAGTTGCTGCAGACAACAAATCTTTAACACTTAAAAGATATAGTAATGTAGCATTTAATACATCAGGTGATACTTTTACAAACGATGAAATATGTGATATTTTTGTCATTGGTTCTGAATTTGCAAAAGCTACTACAGGTATGACAGGTGCAATAACTCCATCTTTCAAGTCGTTTACAAACAAACCAATCATTTTAAAAGATAAGTACGAGATTTCAGGATCTGATGCTTCTCAAGTAGGTTGGGTTGAAATTACAGGTGAAGACGGACAATCAGGTTACTTATGGTACCTAAAAGCAGAAGGTGATACAAGAACTAGATTTGAAGATTACTTAGAAATGTCTATGGTAGAAGCGAAATTAGCGGTAGCTAACTCAGGTGCATCTACTGTAACTGGAATAGGTGGTACTGAAGGTTTATTCGCAGCAATAACAGATAGAGGTCACGTAACTACTGGTATTGATGGTAACACTGCAGCTGATGATTTAGCTGATTTCGACTTTATTCTTAAGAAATTAGATACGCAAGGTGCAATTGAAGAAAACATGTTATTTGTAAACAGAGATGTTGCATTAAACATTGACGACATGCTAGCGGCTCAAAATTCTTATGGTACAGGTGGTACATCTTACGGTGTTTTCTCAAACAGCGAAGATATGGCACTTAATTTAGGTTTCTCTGGTTTCAGAAGAGGTTCTTATGACTTCTACAAAACTGACTGGAAATACTTAAATGATATTACAACAGGTGGTGCATTCACTAACATTAGAGGTGTAGTGGTACCTGCTGGAACATCAACAGTTTACGATCAAACATTAGGTAAGAACATCAAGAGACCATTCCTTCACGTCAGATATAGAGCTTCTGAAGCTGATGACAGAAAGATGAAGTCTTGGACTACAGGTTCTGTAGGTGGTGCAACTACGTCTGATCTTGACGCAATGGAGGTACACTATTTATCTGAAAGATGTTTAGTAGTACAAGGTGCTAATAACTTTATGTTATTAAACTAATCCTTATTTAGTATAGGAATTACCCCGGTTTCGGCCGGGGATTCTTATATTTTTTTATTATTTAATCTTATTATATTATGGCAACAAAAACAAAAGCAGCCCCTAAATGGGAGATAAAAGATAGACAATACTATCTTGTAAACGGTAAATCACCGCTTACATACACAATTAAAGGAAAAGGTATATATTGGTTCGACAAAGAAAAAGGCTTTGAAAGAGAATTAAAATATACATTAAACCAAAAAACTTGTTTCGTTGATGAATTTAAAGGCGATGCAAGACTTGGTCATATAGTTTTTGAAGATGGTGTATTAAATGTACCAAAAGAAAAACAAACATTGCAGAAATTAATGTCAATATATCATCCAGACAATGGAAGAGTATTTGCAGAATTTGATGCAGAAGCAGAAGCAGAAGATGATTTAGATATATTAGAACTAGAAATTGAGGCTTTAACAGTTGCAAAATCAATGGATATTGATCAAGCAGAGGCAGTTATAAGGTCTGAGGTTGGATCTGAGGTATCTAAGATGACTTCTAAGGAGATTAAAAGGGATTTATTATTATTCGCTAAGAATAATCCTAAACTGTTCTTAGAATTAGCTAATGACGATGATATAAATATTAGGAATATGGCTATTAAAGCATCAGAACTTGGAATATTAAAGTTATCTGATGATCAAAGAACATTTAAATGGGCAAAAACAGATAAGAAAATTATGACTGTTCCATTTGATGAGCATCCTTACTCCGCTTTTACAGCTTTCTTAAAAACAGATGAAGGCTTAGAAGTTTACAAATCAATTGAAAAAAGACTTAAGTAAAGTCAGATTATAGTGGTAGCCACTGTAATCGTGGCTATTACTATAATAAAAAATAAATAATGATTAATATAAATACAGTTTATCAAAAAGTACTTGCTATTATAAACAAAGAAAATAGGGGATATTTAACTCCACAAGAGTTTAATCTTTTTGCTAACCAAGCTCAAGCT